ACATTGTCTGTTCCTGATGGGGTTGTTCCTGTAGTCGTTAGGGTTACGCCACTAACAGTATACGCATCCGTTGGGGTTTGCCTAACGCCGTCTATGAATAAAAGAACTGACGATACAGTAGCAGACCTTTTAAGTGTGAAGGATGTACCCCCACCGTCAAATGACTCAACATCATACGCGCCAATGTCAGGCGGTTGATTTCCTATATAGCTCATATTATGACCATCCTAGTGATACTGCTTGGATTCTTGTTGTCTTGGACACACTTTGGTTTAGGGTTTTTATACGGTATGCCATATTGTATGGTGCGGTTATAGTGCTACTGATTGTTACGTCATGTGATGTGGCGATATTGTGTGATCCCGTACTTCCCTCCGAACCTAACGCCAATGCTGTCCATGTGCTTCCACCGTCTGCTGAAATCTCAGCGGTGAGATCAGTATCTAGGGTGGTTGTTCCTGCTCCATTCGTATAAGTTAATACAATATCGCCTTTGGTTGGTGCAGCCTGTGCGGCTGTTGTGGTTGAGACTAGGGTCATGTTATTGTAAAGTTGCCAAGCAGATGACAATGCTCTTACGACAACTATTCCTGTACTACCATCTCCGCCAAGTTGAGAACCAGCACCACCAACCTGTTCGCCAGCACCGCCTCCTCCAGAACCAGTATTGACCGCACCATCTGTACCATTTCTACTTCCAGACCCTGCACTTGCACCTACACCACCATCACCACCAATACTACTTCCTCCGACCCCACCAGCATAAGTGCTGTCTGAACCCCCAGCACCACCGCCACTGTAATAAACGCCAGAACCTGTGCGCCAATCGTTGCTTATCCCTATTCCACCATTGCCACCAGTACCCAATACTACGCTGTTGCCATTCGCACCAACTCCACCACCGCCACCACCGCCACCACCACCATCCTGATCACTAGTTATTGCACCACCAGCATAGCCTTCAACAGGGGTATATCCACCAGCATTACCAGCCGGTCCTGATGAACCACTCCGGTCCTGATGAACCACTACCACCAGCATTACCACCTCCTGACCCACCCGCTGTGCCATTATGCAAACTACCAGTAGAACCACCGCCACCACCACCTGATGCAGAAATACTAGCGGCAGATGAAGTTAAACCAGAATCACCAGCGCCAGTACTGGTTGAGTGTGTTCCACCAGTGCCTACAACTATAGCGTAAGTTTGTGCGGTAACAGCCGTGGCCGCCTTTACTCTTATACCACCAGCCCCACCGCCACCGGAAGCCCTAGCATTAGTTGCAGAATTATACTCAGAGCCACCTCCTCCACCGCCAGCCACAACAAGGAAATCTAAATCTCCAGATGCTGGAACTACAAGATCACCGCTTGCGAGAAAAGTATTGACGGAATAAAGACCATGAGTGGTTTCAGTCCCACCTGTAGGTGAATTATCTGCTGAACCAGAATAGTAATTACCAGCCGCATTTCTTACCTCATTAGCAGAAGTGCCAGCATCTACTCCTGATGTGTCCTGAAAATCATCTACCGTCTGGTCAACGAGATTGTACTTTGCAAGGGAGCCGTTTGAGGCTACCTTAAAACCTAAAAGAGCAATGTCATCCTCTAGTCCAGAAGTATCTACCACACCAGAGGCTAAATTAGCAGCAGTAACCTCACCAGTGCCTAGTGTTCTTACTCCGCTTGTTACTTTTGTTAATGCCATAATTTATACCTTTGGAAATTGTGCCTTAACGGATGCTATGTGATCTTTCCATATCGTTGTGTCGTTGACGCTATCCCAGTATTGCATATCTAGTTGGTCGCCAGTGGATGCGTAAGATGCTTGCCTCTTTTCCATGTAAGTGAATGTATCTTCTTCCGGTGGTTTAGGGATAAATGCCGAATCAATGTAACTGCCACCAATATAAGAATTACCATCGTCAATTATTAATTGTCCATCTGGGTTAAACTGGCTTACCCCATCCCATTCAACGTAATTGGTTACAACGGTATCCTGTACAATCGCATATTTAGCCATTATTTATACTCCCAAACTACGATGATGCCACCGGCAGAATCCCCACCAGACTTACCTTTAGCTCCACCGGCTCCCCCATGACCATAACCATAAGCGTCATTATTAGATGTGGAATCATAGTTTGATGCACCGGGTCCGCCACCAAATCCGTTAGCGCAAATTCCGCCGCTGCCACCATCTTGAGAGCCTATGTTTCCACCCGGACCACCTGTTGGACCGTAACCGCCCGGAGAATTTATATCCCCACCAGAAGCTGCTCCGCCAGCCACGCCTATATTAGCCCCACCAGTAGGTCCACCAATACCCCCGCTGCCAGTTACGGTATTAGTGCCATCCGCCCAAGAGGAATCCCCTCCTGTGCTACCAGCAACATCTTGCGCTGGCCCACTTACGATAGCCGCCACAGTTATGGTTGAAGTAGAAATAGAGCTAACATCTAAAAATTTTATCGCCGTACCTCCACCGCCTCCACCAGACCCAGCATAGTTGTAGCCGCTTCTTCCTCCTCCTCCGGCACCACCAGCACCGATAACGTGCATGACAACTTTTGTAATGTCAGATGGTTTTGTCCAAGTTCCAGAGGAGGTGAATACTTGAACCGAATTAAAACCACCACCAGCAGCAGACCAAGCATTGTCTCCTCTTAAAAAGGTACTTGAAGAGGCTGTGCCTGTTGCACTTAGCATGGCTATATCTACTGCATCTGTGGCAATAGTAAGAGCCGTGGCACCTGTAACATCTCCGGTATGTGTAGCGTTTGTTACTTTGGCAGTGTTAGCAGCAATAGAAGTATTAATAGCATTGGCTAACTTGTCAGCAGTTATAGCGTCATCTGCTATATCAGCAGTAGCAATCGTACCGTCATCTATTTTAGCAGTTGTAACAGCATCATCTATCAACTTGCTAGTTGTGACCGCATTGTCTTCTATGTCGCTAGATGTAAGAGCAATCGTAGGTCTTACCTTACCCATGTAACTCATTACGTTATCTCCAGCACACTGCAAAATCCATTCAAGTCACCATCTGCTGATGCAGTACATCGTATCAAGTCTCCGGCACTTGCGGCGTTTGCATTCCTCAAGTTAATTGGTTTATCAAGGACTAGCGTAGAATCCGCTGGTACAGGAATCGTCTTACCTACATAGAAGAAGCTACCAGAGCCAGCCCCATCTGTAGATACCTCAATATCAACATTCACTGAATTCACGCCATCAATGTTAGATAGGTAAATAGAGTGTACTACTGCTGAATCTTGTCCAATAGGCACTTGATATAATGTAATAGGTGCGGCAGTATTTTGTATTGCTACCCCTGCGTTTGTAAAAGTATTTGCCATACTAGCCTCCTAATGCCAGCGCCATTGCTGCTGAGTTATCTACCAAGTCTTCCCAATCAATGCCGTAAGTCGCACTTGCTCTTGCGGTCATAACCTTACCATCTCCCCCAACCGGGATTCTTGTTTCTGTGGTTGAGAACCCAAGCAAATCACCTTTCGTTGTTAGATGGTTTGCAATCCTGTCTGGCTCTACTTTGAAAGAGCTACTGGCAGAATCATATTTAAGAATGTCGTCATCAGCAACACCAGTAAGATCAACATTACTTAAATCACCAACACTGGCTGCTGCTATCCTGGCGTCTGCCCTGACATTAGTGTAATAAAGATTAGTCTCTTCTGGTACATCTGCTGAGGATACCTGATTAGCTCCAGTACCAAAGTCTATAAGAGTGTCATCAATGGAGTCTGTAGCAATGCTAACCGCCCCGGAAGATACAGTGAAGTGGCTAGAGGAAAAGGATGCTACGCCTTTAGCTGATGTAGTTGCATCATCTCCTGCTATAGTAACCGTTGTACCTGTTGCCGAACTATTGAGGCCCGATCCACCAAGAACTGATAAAGTATCACTATCGAGATCAATGTCAATAGTGCCACTGTCAGTAGTGATATCCAAATCTTGCGCCGTAACCTGTGCGTCAACATAAGTCTTAACTGCCCCCTGTGTCGGTACAAGAGTAGCACTGCCTGTGCCTACAGTTGCATTATCAATGCCAGTTACTGTTGCCCCTGTAGCTAACTCTAAACTTGTATCGGCCTTTAGGGTTGTTCCAGTTATAGCCGCTGCGGAAGCTCCACCTATAACCGCTCCATCTACTGTACCAGAATTAATATCTACTGAGTTGCTTGTCTCTGGATTGACAGCCAGGGTAATCCAAGCATCATTAGCTTGGTTCCTTATCTTCAGCAAATTAGCAGTCGTATCTAGCCAGACAAGGCCCATAGATTCTGCGGCAGTACCACCTATAGTCGGAGCAGTAGCCTTGGCTATAATAACCTGAACTGGTTGATTCGGGCCTACAGCAGTATTCGCAGTAGAATCCGTTCCCATGGGGAAGGTCTTCTGAAGAATTTTCTTGACGAACCTAAGAACGTCATCCCCTTCCGAAACCAGATCAGATGAGGTGGGATTTAAGCGACTAAGATCGCTAATATAATTTCCAGTATCTAATGCCATTATGGATATCCTGTGGTGTTCATAACCCTCAACTCAGAGCCAGAGTGACGGTCAAAGATGTCTCTATCTTGTAGGTCTTTTGCAACCTGTTGTAACATGGTAGCCCATAGTTGAACCCTGGCATCGTTCATAAGGAAAGGCTCTGCTTCCAATAATGCCCCATATAAATATATATCTGGATTCTCTGTCAGCATAGTCTCTGTTGGATTGCCAACAGATAAAGCGTCAATCTTTTTGAGATAGAGCATAGAGGTTGTGTAGACCGAATCTGGTGTTGGTCCTAGTCTAATCTTCCTTACCCCGGCATCAGAAAATAAAGTAAAGGCTTGTGGCTTTCCTCTGTTACTTCCGGCCCACACCCTTGTCATCATTTCTGGCGTAATATAAGATAATGAAATTAATGGATTAGTGGTCAAATGAAACTCTTTCATCCCAGTAAATCCAGTTGGAAGACTGTAATCTTTTGTGCCAGCAACTGTTGAGATCGCAGTGCTAATATTCTCCATAAGGGATATACGCACTAAAGCTATAAACTCTGGTATTCTTAAAGTCAGATCGTCACGATCCAACCAGTTAGCTACCGCAGTTTGTAGTTCTGCGTATGTTCCAATAGCCATTAGACGTTACGGGCTGAGAAGAATACGTTTTGATTTAATATTCGATAATTTCTTTGTGTGCGTCCTGCGACGCCAAATGCGTATAACCACATAGTTAAACCCTCGTTGGTGTAGTTCTAAAATATTTGTTAGCGGGATCATTAAGGTACTTCTTCATAAGATTGTGATCCTTTTGTATTTCCCCATTGGTTTCTTTTATCCACTGATTCCATACATTTAGCGGTATAGACGCAACCCTCACGCCTTCCCCAGCCTTACCAGGAGTTAGCTTATCCCCATAGTTGTTAAAAGACTTCTTATTTTGTTCTAGGATAGGCTCTACATCCTGATATGTGTTGACAGTGAACTCTTTCTCATCCGCACTGGAATGAAAAGTAGTATGCAACATATCTGGCTCTACTGCTTTCTTCACTTCTTCACTCATCTTACATGATACCCCGGATCATTTCCTTCTACAATTCTATTCATACGGCTTTTTGTATCAGAAAGTTTTTCTCCTGAAGTCATAGGTTTATTTTTAGGCTTACTAACTGCCTTTGGTTTAGCAGATGTCTTTGTTTTACCAGCCATAAACTTTACCAACCTTAGAAACTTGTGTGCTGATTACGTTATCTATGCTGCCATTATGATCAGTGCTAC